CTTACCTGCTGTGGCGCTGGTTCCGCGACTGGCGCCGGAAGGGAGATCGAGACGATGAGTAAGGCAAAGCTCGCGACAGCTGCAGTTGCAGCCGCAGTCCTAGCGCTTTCCGCCCCTTTGGTTGCGAAGTGGGAGGGCATTCGTTACGAGCCGTACCGCGACGCAGTAGGCGTGCTGACAGTTTGCTACGGGCATACCGGTGCGGACATCGTGCAGGGCAGGCGATACACCAAGGCAGAGTGTGACCAGCTGCTGGCGGCTGATATGGCAATCGCGAATGCGGCGGTGAATCGCTGCCTGTCGATGCCAAAGCTGGTCCATGTTGAGGCGGCCCTAACCTCGGCGGCATTCAATTTGGGGCCGCAGGTTGTCTGCGGTTCCGCGCTGCAGCGCAAAGCCCTGGCGAACGACTGGCCGGCAGCATGCGCGGAGTTGGATCGCTGGAAGAATGCGGGCGGTCGAGAGCTGCGCGGGCTTGTGTTGAGGCGTGCTGACGAGCGCGCGCTGTGCGAAGGCAAGTTGTGATCTACCTGCTCGGTGGTGTGCTCGCCGGTCTGGCTGTAGGCGCCTTGGCCTACTGGCACGGCGACATCGGAATGGACCCATGACAGCCCTTGTGGGCGTGGAGGTTTGAGTGAGCGCACTTCAACGCCCCGGCTACGACGCCCTGTGGGGCTGGTTCGGGCTGAGCTATGCATCCTGGCTTCCGCTGCCACGTGTGCTGATGCACGAGATGCCGGACGACTGGCAGGCACGCATGGCCGTGCTGCTGCAGGAGTTCGATGCGGCGTTCAAGAACCTGCCTCGCAACGACGTGCAGATCCAGCTCAAGCTGAACGGTCGGTTTGTGCCGATGCCGGACTGGATCAGCTACCGCCACCCGGACAGGGCAACCATTGAGGGTTTCAGATGAACCGGACCGACTTCATTTCCGCGCTCGATCCGCTGCGGCCGTATGCGGGCTTGCTCCGCTGGCTGCTGATCGCGCTGTTGGCCGCCTTGCTGGTGGTTCTGGGCTTCCGCTGGGGTGCCGACCACTGGCGCGGTGAGTACACGGCCGAGGTTGCGGCGCGCGCTGCGGACAACGCCGCCCATGCTGCAACCCTGCAGCGCCTGGCTGACTCCACTGCTGCCGTGGCTGCCAAAGCGAAGGCCGCATCCACTGCCCTGGCCGCGAGCCGGGCCGAATCTGACACCCGATACAAGAAGGCCCGCGACGATGCGAAACGTGCAGAACTTGATCTGGCTATTGCTCTGCGCCGTGGCGATGTCCAGCTGCGCCAAGAGTGGTCCTGTGTTGCGCCCGGACCCCTCGCCGGTGGTTCTGCTCCCGATGCCGTCCAAGCCAGTGCCGCAGGGCGCTTCAACAGCGCGGCGCGAATTGTTGGCGCAGCCGACGCAGACGCAGCCGTAATCGAATGGTTGTGGGATGGGTGGCAGGCAGACCGGCGGGCAGTGATCGCGGCTGGCTGTGCGGTCGAGGCAGAGCCGTGAGCGCGGGCGCGGTAGTGGTGCAACTGCGCGTCCGCTGGTGGCTGAAGTGGTACATCCGCTCTGTCGTCCTGTTCGCCGGCATGACCGGCCTCGAACCCAACTTGGATCGGGTCGAGTTCTGGGTGCGCCGCGCGCTGCACTGGCGCTGGGTGCGCCCCGGTGGTGGCAGGGCATGAGGCGGGGCAAGGGCGGTGGCCTTGTGAGCCTGGAGGCTAGCCACTTTGGGCGGGATAACCGCGTTCCTTCAGGTAGTCGTTCAACTGGTAGATGAAGTAAGAAAGATCGGTGGATGAGTTGTAGATGCCGCTGATCCACTGGCTTAGCGGTGCATCCACTCGCATCAAGAAGTTGGCCGATGCATGGCGCACTGCTGGTCCAAAGAAGTTCGCCTCCAAGCCCGTTTGAGTGCGGCGGACGCCATCGATCGTTTCTGTCTTCGCGAGCGCCTTCAGCTCTGCCTTGAGCTTCGCCAGGCGGCCCTTCAGTGGTGTGGCGTCTTCCCTACTGATCGAGCGCCACCCATCCGCTATTCGCATCAGCTCCTCAAACTCGTCATGGAGGCGGTTGAGGGTTGCTAGTACCACTTCAGCGTCATGGAGATTCGTTGTGTCCATTCATTACTGTCCTGATAAGTGTGAGACCACGGTTTCCATATCAACGAAGGACGTTCCGCAGTCAGACCTGCACGTCTGGGTAGCGGCTGGAGCCCTTCGTACGCTGGAGTCTATCGCCCGATCGGACACGAAATCCCACCGTAGGAAGCTGGTTGGTGTCCTGGCCAGCCAATTGCGCGCGCTGCGGAAGAGTTGCCGATGAGGAGGGGCAAGGGTGGCGGGCATCTCGCACTGGGTCGGCTGAAGGCCGGCGAGATGAACAAGACCGAGCAGGCCTATGCCGAGCGGCTGCGCGCGCTGGAGCATGCGGGGAAGATCCTCTGGCACAAGTTCGAGGGTCTGAAGCTGCGGCTCGCGGACAACACGTTCTACACGCCGGACTTTACAGTGCTGGCCGCTGATGGCGTCATGGAGCTGCACGAGGTAAAGGGCTTCTGGCAGGACGATGCCAGGGCCAAGATCAAGATTGCCGCGGCGATGTACCCGTTCCGGTTCCTCGCCGTGAAGGTGAGGGCCAAGCGGGCCGGCGGCGGCTGGGACGTGGAGGAGTTCTGATGGACACGCTGAAGGCGGTTGACGAGCGACTGGTGCGTATCGAGGGGAAGCTGGATGCACTGCTCGCCGCGCTAGCCGACGACGCCCAGGACGATGAGCAGGTCCAGTTGTCGTTGGATGGCGAGCCGTGTGGGGCCTCTCGCGATCAGAACAAGGGGCTGGGCTGATGCCTTCCTTCGCGCCTAAGCACAAGCCGATGCAGCGCATGGCACCTGTACACACGCCACCTGTCGCTGAGCCGCAGCGATACGGGAATGGGAGAGGCGGCAGGCCATGGCGCAGGCTGCGTGACCGCATCCTCGTACGTGACCGCTACCTGTGCCAGTGCGGCGAGTGTCAGGGCTCAGGGCTGCCCCTGCTGGCCGATGAGGTGGATCACATCGTCCCCATCGCAGAGGGCGGCACGGACGCTGAGAGCAACCTGCAGGCCATGAGCAGCGTCTGCCACGCAAAGAAGACGGCCGAGGAGGCTGGAAGGGGATCGCGGCGGAGAGTGGAGTCCGACTCCACCCGCTGACTGGCGAGCGGCGGAGATGCGAGCGGGCATGAGAACCGTTCTCAAACGCATCCCGGCATTCGTTCATCTATGTGAAGATAAGAATGATTCTCATCCATACCCCGGGGGGAGGGGAAATTTTCTGAGGTCGTTCCCCCTCGGACACCGGCCGCCCAGTGGTTTTTTTGCACCGTCAATTCAGAAATTTCAGTTTTTGAGGTTCCGACATGGCCCGACCCCGCAAGCCGACATCGTTAAAGGTGGTGGCCGGGACCGACCGGCCCGACCGTGATCCTGCAGCAGTAGCCGAGTTGCCGCTTGTCGATTCCGTGCCGTCGCCGCCCGACTGGTTGCCGAACGGGCACGCGATCAAGGAGTGGAACCGGTTGGCCCCGATTCTCCATGCGAACAAGTTGCTGACTGAGGCGGGTCTATCCGCCCTGGGCCAACTGTGTGCCCTGCATGGAAAGGTGGTGCAGCTCTACTCCGCAGGGGAGGCACCGGTTGCGTCGATGGTGGCGCAGCTGCGCGGGCTGATGAACGACTTCGGGCTGACCCCCGTTGCACAAGGGAAGGTGAGGCCGAATGGCGACACGGAAAAGCCGGGCAACAAGTTCGGGGCACTCGGCCAGCCCGGCACCAGGTGACTACGTTGATGTGGCGGTGGCCTATGCCACTGAGGCTGCAGCGAACAAGGGGAAGCGATTCGGACGCCTCATCCAGCTTGCCGCAAAGCGGTTCCTCGGCGACCTGAAACGCGCACAGAAGAAGGGGGCTCCGTTCTACTTCTCGCGCGAACATGCCAACCACGTCTGCAGCTGGATCGAGCTTCTACCGCACGTCGAGGGAAAGTGGGAAACCCCCGAGATCAGATTGCACGCCTCGCACGTCTGGTTTCTCGTGCAGTTGTTCGGCTTCCGCAAGCCAGATGGGAATCGCCGGTTCACTTCGGCCCTATTCGCAGTGGCCCGCAAGAACGCAAAGTCAACGTTGGCTGCAGCGATCCTGTTGTACTGCGAGTGCTGCGAGAACGAGGAAGGCGCACAGATCATCTCAGCGGCGACCACATTCTCCCAGGCATCGATCATCTTCAACGTTGCCAAGCGCATGGTTGAGAAGACGCCGGACCTGCGAGAACAGTATGGGTTGGAGACGTGGGCCAAGTCGATCAGCCGCGTGGAGATCGGCGCGAGCTTCAAACCTGTGCACGCGAAGGCGAGCACGCAGGACGGCCTCAATCCGTCGCACGTTGGGCTTGACGAGATCCATGCGCACAAGACGCCAGACCTACTGAACGTCCTACAGTCGGCAGCCGGTGCACGTGGTAACCCACTGTGGCTATTCACCACGACAGAGGGCTACACCAACCCTGGGCCATGGGCAGAGATCCGGCAGTTTGCCAAGCAGCTGTTGGAGGGCGTCTTCGGCAACACCGCAGACCACTACCTGGTGCTGTTCTTCGCGGTGGACAAGAGCGACGGGGACTTTGACGAGTCCGCGTGGTTCAAAGCTAACCCGCTGATGGACGTAAACCCGAAGCTGCTGACCGCGATTCGCAAAGAGGCGATCGAGGCCAAGGCCATGCCGTCGAAGCTGGCGGAGTTCCAGATCAAGCGGTTGAACCGGCCAGCATCACAGGCCAATGGTTTCATCCTGCTGCCGAAGTGGAGCAAGTGCGCGGGTATGGTGGATCTGGAGGAACTGAGAGACGTTCCGTGCTGGGGCGGGCTCGATCTTGCGAGCACAACCGACCTAACGTCCATGCGCCTGGTCTGGCGCGTGGAGGACCGAATCCTTACCTGGGGACGCCGCTGGGTGCCTGCCGAGGCTGTAAAGAACCGAAGCGAGCGCGGAACTGTTCCGTATCAGGGGTGGGTTACAGCAGGGCACATGGAGCAGACCGAAGGCGAGGTGACCGACTATGCGGTGATCGAGCAAGCGGTACTCGAAGTGCACGAGCGGTTCAACCTGCAGGCGATGGCCTTTGATAGGTGGAACGCCACTGAAATGGTCAGCCGCTTGGTCACTGCGAACGTTCCGATGGTGGAGTTCATCCAAGGAACGAAGTCGTATCACCCCGCTGTGCGGGAACTCGAAATGGCATACGTCGCCGGCCGGCTGGTGCACACCGGTGATCCGGTCCTGTCCTGGTGCGCATCGAACTTGGTTATTCGTCGGGACCATAACTTAAACATGGCACCGGACAAGCGTAAGTCGCCGGAAAAGATCGATGACATCACAGCACTCCTGATGGCGATAGGCCTAAGTATCCCGGCGGACTGCAACGAGGACGGAAATATGGACGACTGGCTGAACGATCCCGTGAGGAATGCAAGGTGAAAAGAAACAAGCCGATAGCCGGCATCATGGGTCGAATCGCCGCGGCGATTGATGGATGGGTGCGTTCATTCACGACGAGGGATGAAGAACTGTACGTGGACCGGGAGATGGTAAGCGAGTCAGGCGTTTCGGTCACTCCTAGAGCCGTGCTCCAAGTGGATGCAGTCTGGGCGTGCGTAAGGTTGATCTCCGAGACGATTGCGACACTTCCGCTGTCTATCTACGAGCGCACCAGCAGCGGTAAGCAGGTGGCTAGCAATCACCCGCTACATTTCGTCGTACATGACCAGCCGAACGCCGATTCGACGGCTGCGATCTTCTGGGAAGCCATGATCGTCGCCATGCTGTTGCGCGGCAACGCGCACGCGGAAAAGCTATATGCCGGGCAACGAGTCATCGGGCTGCAGTTCTTGGACCCGGGTAGGCTGACGGTGAATCAAGACGCCAAAGGAAAAAGGGTCTACACCTACAAGCGCTCGAACGGGACGCCCCGAGTCATTCCCGCAGAGAGAATATGGCGGATACCCGGCTTCACGTTGGACGGCGATAACGGCGTTTCGGTGATTGCCTACGGCGCAAAGGTTTTCGGGAATGCAATCGCTGCCGATCGCGCAGCGGCGAGGACCTTCAAGAACGGTCTATTGCAGACGCTGTACTACAAGATCAATGCCTTTCTGAAGCCAGAGCAGCGCACCGAGTTCAAGAAGAACCTACTTGGGGCGATTGAACGCGGCGAGACGCCGCTGCTGGAGGGCGGCACCGAGGCTGGAACGCTCGGCATCAACCCGGCTGATGCCCAGCTCCTCGAATCGAGGTCATTCGCTGTTGAGTCGATATGCCGTTGGTTCCGAGTGCCTCCATGGATGGTTGGACACACCGAGAAATCGACCAGTTGGGGCACAGGCATCGAGCAACAGATGATTGGCTTCCTGACATTCACACTTGGGCCCTGGCTTCGCCGGATTGAACAGGCCATCAGCAAGGACCTGATGACGCCTGCTGAGCGGATCAAGTTCTACCCGAAATTCACGGTTGAGGGCCTGCTTCGTGCGGATAGCGCTGGCCGCGCCGCGTTCTACGGTGTGATGGTGGATAAGGGCATTCTCACCCGCGATGAGGTCCGAGAGCTGGAGGACCGAGCACCGATGGGCGGCAATGCCGCCGTGCTGACCGTGCAATCCGCCATGACCACGCTGGACAGCGTTGGCCAGGCGTCCGATGTAAACCAAGCCAGGGCCGCGATCCGCGCGTTTCTCGGTTTCGACGACGACAAGAAGGACTGACCACATGACGATCAAGACGCTGCCGGGTGTCCCGGAGGGTCGCCCCTGCGCCGCTGTCAGCAGCCAGATCCAACCGCGCGCCCTTGACCGCTGGGAGGCTGGTGTCAGGGCGGCTTCCGACACCGATGCAGAACGATCCATCAGCATCTACGACGTGATCGGCTACGACTATTGGACCGGCGAAGGCGTGACCGCCAAGCGCATCGCGGCATCCCTTCGTGGGATGGGGAAAGGGCCGGTCACGGTCAACATCAACAGCCCGGGCGGCGACATGTTCGAGGGCCTGGCGATCTACAACCTCCTGCGCGAGCACGACGGCGAGGTCACGGTGAAGGTGCTGGGCTTGGCCGCATCGGCTGCGTCTGTCATCGCCATGGCCGGTGACACGGTCCAGATCGCACGCGCCGGCTTCATGATGATCCACAACGCATGGGTGGTTGCTGTTGGGAATCGCCATGACCTTGCCGACGTGGCCGCAACGCTCAAGCCCTTCGACGACGCAATGGCCAGCATCTACGCGGCGCGCACCGGTGCCGAGCAGAAGGCGATGTCCAAGTTGATGGATGCCGAGACATGGATCGGCGGTGCGTCCGCTGTGGAGGACGGCTTTGCCGACGAGCTGCTCGCCTCTGACCAGGTGGAAAAGGGCGCCAGCAAGGAGAATGCCTCAGCAGTTCGCCGCGTGGAGGCAGGCTTGCGCGCTACCGGCATGCCGAAGTCCGAAGCCATGCGTTTGATCAGTCAAATCAAGTCCAGCCGGGGCGAGCCCGCTGGCAGCGGTGAGGGTGATCCCACCGATAACGGCCGCAAGGCCATCCGTGTGCAGGCAGAACCTCTGCCGCGCCTTTCGTTCAACCTCCCGCAATAGGAGCAACACCCAATGAAGTCCATGAAGCTCTCCGCGACCTTCTACATGATCGTTCTCGCCATCGCCTCGGCGATTCCCCTGTTGGTCGGTGCAGCCACGAACCTGTCCCTGTCCGTCATCGGAATGAGTTTGCTGGGTAGTGCAGGCGCGGTCGCCCTGGCAGCTATGCTGATCAAGCCCAGTGCCACCAAGCAGTTCCGTTGCCACTCGCAGTTCGGCGATGTCGGCGAAGACGTCGAAAAGCAGTACAAGCAGGTCAGTGCCGATCTGAAGACTGTCGGTGACCAGCTGAAGTCCTACGCGGAAGTGGCAGCGAAGAACTCCGAGCTGTCGTCCGAGACCCGCGCAAAGGTCGACGAGATGCTGACTAAGCAGGGTGAGCTGCAGGCCAACCTGCAGGCGGCCGAGCAGAAACTGGCAAAGATCGAAGCCAACGGTGCCGGCGGTGACGTGCAGCACCAGACCTTTGGCCAGCAGTTCGTCAACGGCGACGAGTTCCAGGCCTTTGCGGCCAAAACCACCCCGCGCGGTCGCGTCGACATGACGTTCAGCGCCGCAATTACCTCGGTCACCACGGACACCGATGGCGCGGCGGGTGATATGGTCACCAGTACCCGTCTGCCGGGCATCATCGCACCGCCGGATCGCCGTTTGACGGTACGCGACCTGATCACCCCGGGTCGCATGGACGGCAATACGTTGGAGTACGTGAAGGAGACCGGCTTCACCAATAACGCTGCGCCGGTTGCCGAGGGCGCCAAGAAGCCGGAGTCCAGCCTGAAGTTCGATCTGGTGAGTACCACTGCGAAGGTGGTCGCGCACTACATGAAGGCTTCGCGCCAGATCCTCAGCGATGCCTCGCAGCTGGCCAGCTACATCGACGGTCGCCTGCGCTACGGTCTGGCCTTCAAGGAAGAGCAGCAGCTGTTGAACGGTGACGGCACCGGCCAGAATCTGTTGGGCATCATCCCGCAGGCCACGGCCTACGTTGATCCGATCACCTTGGCGGACGCCACCGTGATCGACAATATCCGCTTGGCCATGCTGCAGGCCCAGTTGGCAGAGTTCCCGGCCAGCGGCATCGTGATGAACCCCATCGACTGGGCGCGTGTCGAGCTGGAGAAGGACACGACGGGCCGTTACATCATCGGCAACCCGCAGGGCGTCATCGGCGCCACCCTCTGGAACCTGCCGGTGGTGACCACTCAGGCCATTGCCGAGGACAAGTTCCTGACCGGCGCGTTCCGCCTGGGCGCTCAGGTGTTCGACCGCTGGCAGGCGCGCGTAGAGGTGGCCACCGAGAACGAGGACGACTTCGTCAAGAACCTGGTGACCATCCTGGCCGAAGAGCGCCTGGCTCTGGCCGTGTACCGCCCGGAAGCCTTCATCTACGGCGATCTGGGCAACGTCGCTTAATCCACCGTTCCAGAGCAACCCGGCCTGCCACAGTGCAGGCCGGGTTTGGAGATGACCATGCTGATCAAGTTCAAAGAGCCCGACCCGCGCGCTGGCAACACCGTGCGGATGGATAGCAGCCGCGGGCAGTACTTCATCGACACCGGCGCCGCCGACGCCGTGACCGAGCAGCCCAAGGCAGAGCGGCCGGAGCCGGTGCTGGAAGAAGCCATAGTCACTCATGTTGCTGCGGAAGCCGCCGACGCCGTGACCGAGCAGCCCGCTGGCAAGAAGGCCCGCCAAGGCAAGGCCAAGGCTTGACCATGGAGCTCATCACCCTTGAACTGGCCCGATCGCACTGCAGGATCGATTCGGAGGATGACGCACTGCTGGAGCTGTACGGCAGCGCATCAGAAAGCGCGGCGCAGCAGTTCCTCAACCGTCGGGTATTCCCGGACGCCGATTCCATGGCTGCCGCCGTTCTCGATGGCACTGCTGGCATCGATCCCATCCTCGTCAATGACTCGATCAGGGCCGCTGTCCTACTGATGCTAGGCCACCTATACCGAACGCGGGAAGACGTACAGGGGAGTGGTGGGGCGACAGTGCAGGTACCGATGGGGGCGCACAGTTTGCTCTGGCCGTACCGCATCGGCTTGGGGGTCTAATGAGCATCGGAGCCGGAGAGTTGCGTCATCGCGTGCTGATCCAGCAGCAGGTGACCACCCGAGACGATGACGGCGTGTCGTATACCACCTGGGTCGACGTGGCCATGGTGTGGGCCGCCGTTGAGCCGCTGTCGGCGCGTGAGTTCATCCAGTCCGGGCAGACGCAGGCGGCGGTCACGGCGCGCATCACGATCCGGTACCGCGCCGGGTTGCAGGCTTCGATGCGCATCCTGCACCGCAGCCAGGTCTACAACATCGCCGGCCTTCTGCCCGATAAGGTGTCTGGCCTGGAGTACATCACGATCCTGGTGTCAGGCGGCGCCAATGAGGGGCAATAGCCATGGATGTTGGCCGCGTAGAGATCAAGGGGGCAGACGAGATTCAGCGCCTACTCAAGAATCTTCCCGTCGAGGTCGTGAGCAAGCGTGGCGGCCCGGTGAAGCTTGCCCTTGCGAAGGGCGCAAGGTTCATCAGGGATCGCGAGCGAGAGGCACTGCGCTCGGTCCTGGTGGAGGGCGACCAGTCTACTGGCCTGCTGGAGGAGAACATCATCGCAAGTCGCGGCAAGCCGCCCAGCGGCGGCAACGGCGAGCGTTACCTCGTCAGGGTCAAACGGAAGATGTACCCAGGGCGGAAGGGCCAGCGCGTGAGTACGCTGAAGTCGGCGCAGATCAAGGAATACGGCTCCTCGAAACAGGCCTCCGCTTCGTTCATTCGTCGCACCGTGCGCACCCATGGCGGTCAGGCCATCACCATCATTGTCGAGGATCTGAAGGCGCGCCTTGATCGGGTCGTAAAGAAGCTCGCAAGCAGCGGAGGTGCCGCCTGATGTTCCCGAAGGTTTATAGGACGATTCACACCCCCGCTGTCGCTGCCATCGTTGCGGACAGGATCGGAAGGCATGGCGAGATCGGGCCGATAACGGACAAACGCTACATCACCTGGCAGATCATCGGTGATGACCCGCAGCTGCAGCTCAGTGGCGAACCATGCACCAACTTCACCGCAGTGCAGATTGACTGCTATCACGACCAAGATGCCGGCGCGGAAGCCTTGGCAGTCGCGGTGCGGGCCGCGCTCAATGCCGCTCGCATCGCAAACCGCGTTGTCATTGATGGCCGCGACACGGATACCCGTCTGTACCGGGTAGGCCTACAGGCCGACTTCATCGGGCTTTAGCTCGAACCACAACCCGCAATGAGCCGCCGTTTGGCGGCTTTTTCTATGCCCGGAGGAGGGCTAAGCAATGGCCGAAACCGACGAAACCGTACTCACCCAAGGGACTGAGCTTTTCTTCGTTGACACGATCACCACGCCGGGAACTCCGCGCCTGGTCAAACTGAACTGCCCCACGGGCATCACCGGCATGGGTGGCGGCGCGCCGTCCCAGATCAGCACCACGTGCCTGGGCAACAAGGTGGGTGAAACCTCCAAGCCCGGCCTCAACCAGGTTGCGTCCCTGTCCGTCCCCTACAACTTCAAGCCGACCCGCATCTCCCATCGCCTGCTGACGAAGATGCAGGAATCAAAGCAGGTCTTCCACTGGATGGCCTGCCTTTCCGATGGCATCGATCCCCCGGAGCTGGAGGCGGATGGGACGCTCACCGCGCCTGAGGGCCGAACGTCCATCGAGTTCGATGCGTACGTGGCAACCAACACCCTGGACATCGCCACCAACGAGATCGTGCGTGGAACCGCAAGCCTGACCCAGCAGGCAGAAGGCCAGGTACTCCACTGGAACGGCGGGGCAGTCAACAACGCCGACCTGGTGCCGCCGCCCGGCCCGTAGTCGACACCATATGCGCCGGCTCCCAACGGAGA